GCTTTCGGCTCGGTCATGGGGGTGTCCTCGGTTTCGACCGGCTCGGTCGGCTGGGTGGTGGCGGGGGTCGCGGCGTCGCTCGCCGGGGTCTGGGTCTTGTCCGTCATCGGGGATGCTCCTTGCGGTTTGGGGGCGTCCCGGCGGTGGAGGACGCAGTCGTGAAGGGGATGCTGGGCGCGGAAGCCCGCGGCGGGGTCGGCGCCGACCGCGACGGCAGAGACCTCGAACGGTGTCCAGTCCACCGCCCGCCAGAGTTCGCGCGCCGCCTCGGGTTTGGAGACCTCGAAGCGGTGGACCTGGTAGCCGATGGAGACGGCGCGGATGTGCCCTGCCTGAATGTCGCGCCAGATCGGCTCGACATCGGCGCGCTCGCTGATCCGCACCAGCGCGATGCCCCGGCCGTTCTCGATCCGCGCCGAGCCCGGCACGACCGAGCCGATCACCGCGTCGAGCGTGTCGAGCTCGTGCACCTTGAGGAACGGCGCGCCCGCGTTCAGCCGGTCGAGCCGGACATGGGCCGGGTCGAGGCTCAGTTCCTCGTCATAGGGCTCGCCGAAGAAGGTCGCGCGGCGGACGCGGGCTCCGGCTGACCAGACCACCTCGACAGTACGGGTGTCGGCATCGGCGGTGTTCGGCGCAAGCTCCGCCGACCGGCGCATGGCCGGCAGTTCGATCATCGTGTCCATGGGATCAGTCCTGTTGGTCGACGTCGGCCTGCGCCGGGTCATTGTCCGCGTCGGCGGAGGGGTCGTCGTTGGCCGGATCGTTGGTCTGGGCGCTGCCAGTTTTCGTGACGCGGCGCGGGTCGCTGTCGAGCACCAGCCCCAGCGCGTCGAGCTTCGCGTTGGTCGCCGCGATCTCGGCCAGCACGGCGTCCGGGTTGCGGCCCTGTTTCGCGATCACTTCGGCCAGTGTCATGGTGCCGGAGCGGATCGACAGCAGGTTCGCCATCGCGTCCTTCTGCGGATCGACCGCCTCGAACTTCGGCGGCGACCATTCGACCGGCACGGTCGGCGACGGGATCTGACCCGCCACCCATGCGGCTTCCGTGAACCACCGCCACACCGGCGCGCAGAACATCGGGATGAAGAGCTGCCACTGGACGGCGTCGATCTGGCGGCGGAACTCGACAAGCCCCGCCCGGATCGAGGAATAGTTGACCTGGCTGAGATCGCCGGTCAGCAACTCGTAGGGCACCCGGAACCCTGCTGAGATGGTGTGCAGGCTCGCCCGCTTGTATTCGCCGTAGCCTCCGGTGGCGGAAGGCTGGTTGAAGCGGATGTCCTTGCCGCCGCGCGCATAGGCGATCAGCCCCGGCTCGAACTGCTCGACCCGGTTGCCGTCGGCATCCACCACAGCGGGTGCGATGCCCTGCTGCGCCTCGTCGTCGCCGAAGACGATGGCGGTCACGCAGGCCTCGGTCTTCTTGCGAACGAGTTCCGCCACCTCGTAATCGTCCAGATCGCGCAGTGACCGGATCACCGGCGCACCCCAGGGAACGCCACGCGCCTGCGTGCGCTGCTTCTCGTAGATGTGCGCGATCTCGCTCGCGGGGACCGGGCGGCTCCGCAGACCGTTCTGCAAGGCGCCATAGGCGTCGCCCGGATGCTCGGCGTGGAGCCAGTAGGCCCAGCGCTTGCCGACCGGGTCGAACTCGATCCCCTGCACGAGGCGTCCCGCGCCGAGGACGCCGGATTTCGAGGCGTCGAGGAAGTCGGCCTCCAGCACCTGCAAGTGCAGCGGCACCGGAAGGCCGTCGCTCGCACGCCGCAGGCGGCGGCGCACCAGCACCTCACCCGCCTCGACCATCTCGCGGCAGATCAGCGTCTGCAGACCGTAGAAGTCGAGCTGACCGTCGGCATCGCAGTCGGCTGTCCAGCGTTCGAACAGCGCATCGACCTTCCGGTCGAGCTTGTCGTCGCCGCTGGCGGCGCGCGGCATGATGCCTGCGCCAATGATGTTGTTCACCAGCACCGCCACGGCCTTGGCCGCATGCGGGTTGTTTCGCACCAGATCGCGCATCCGGTCGCGCAAGAGCGCTCCCGCGACGCCGATCTCGGTATCGGCGGAGGATCCCGGTGCCCGCCAGCCCTCCGTCCGCCTCCCGCGCGCGGCCCCGTCATAGCCCCGTGTGAGGGTCTCGAAGGCCTTACGGGCCAGCACGCGCCTCGCGGCGGCCCGAGGGGCGACGGAGGCAATGGCCCAGTCGAACCAGTTGGCCGACATCATCGGTCTCCGCGCGAGAAGCCCGCGAGCCCGGCCACCGGCAGCGGGCGCGTTGTGCCCGCGATGGCGCGCTCGATGGTGCGGATGCGGGCGAGCAGATCCTCGGCCGAGCCGTAATCCACCGACTTGCCGTCATAGCTGACCCGGGTCGTGCCGCTGGCATAGGCCCGGCGCAGCGCCGAGAGCTCGGTTTCCGTCCAGTCGGTCATGTTCAGAACCATCCCTCCCGCCGCCCGAGCCAGTCGGAGCGGCGCTTGCCCTGCGGGGCCTGTCCCGGCCGGTTGATCTGCCCGGCGGGATCGGTGTCGGTGGGGGCGGCCCCGAGCTGATCCTCGAGGTCGCGCCATTTCTCGTCGGGCCAGCGGTCCGCGCCCGCGATCCAGGCGGCTGCGCGGGCGTAGACCCGGCAATCCAGCGCCTCGTTGCGCTCGCGCAGCTTCTGCCATTCCAGCCGGGCGAAGCCGCGCTTGGTGCGCACCGTCACCAGCTGCTCGGCCACGAACTGCTTCAGCCATTCGTTCTCGACCCAGTGCGGCAGGTGCACCGAGCCGGGCGGGAACGCCGCCCCGTCGGCCATCTCCTCCTCGGTCGGGCGTGCCAGCCGCAGGAAGCGGTAGGTTTCGGCCTTGAAGGTCGAGACCGCCACGGTCCAGAGCCGCGCCCCGCGCCGCAGGCGTTTGCCGCCCTCGGTCGCGTCGACAAAGGTCGGCCCCGACACCGGGCTCGAGCGGTTGAACCCCTCGACGCCCTTGACCGGCGACACCTGCGCGAAGCCTTGCGCCCGCGACCAGGAATAGACCGCCGGGGCCTCGTAGCCGGTGTCGATGGCGAGCCGCGCGATCCTGAGATGCGCGCGGCGTTCATGCGGCCAGGACCTGTCCAGCAGCGCGGTCAGCTCCGACCAGGCGTCGTGCCGGTCGGGCCCGCCCTCGATGACGACGTGATCGACGAGCCAGCTTTCCAAGCCGCGACCCCAGGCCCAGACATCGACCTCGATCCGGTCCTTCTGCACGTCGGCTCCGGCTGTCAGGAACAACCCGCCTGCTGGCACCGTGCCGGATTTCCAGCGTTCGCGCCGGTCGTAGAGCCGCTGCCAGTCGGGCGCTTCCCCGGTCTCGACCCATGTCTCGCCGAGGATCGTGTTGCGGAACGCCTTGATCGCCTCGTCCGACCCTTGGGCTGCTTCCCATGACCGCACGATCCGCTCCCAGCTCAGCCAGCCGATCGGCGAATAGAGCGCCGAAAGGTGATACCCGACCGTGGTCGGATCGGCGGCCGTGGCGGTCGCCCGCCATTCGCCGCCCTCCAGCATCGCCGTCTTGTGGTGTTCCGCGATTGCCGCGTCGCAGCCCTCGCAGTGATACTCGGCCGTCTCCGGGCGGCCCTTTTGCCAGCGCAGCCGGTCGAACTTCAGCCATTGTGCGTGGCCGCAATGCGGGCACGGCACGAAGAACCGCCGCTGGTCGCTGGCCTCGTATTCCCGCTCGATCCGCGACAGCCCCCGGATGGTGGGCGTCGAGACCAGGAACACCTTGCGACGATGCGCGAAGGTCAGCGATCGCGCTTCCGCCAGCGTCACCGGATCGCCTTCCTCGTCGGCCGAGGCGGGATAGGCGTCGACCTCGTCGAGGAAGATGTACCGCGCCGGTGTTGAGCGCAGCCCGACCGCCGAGTTCGCGCCCGTCATGATCAGGATGCCGCCCGCGAACTCCTTCGAGAGCATCGTGTTGCCCGCATCGCGGGATCGCGCGGGCTTCACCCGCTCCCGCAGCTCCGGGCTCTCGTCGATCAGCGGGTCGATCCGCTGGCGCGAGTTGCGCTTGGCCAGCTCCACCGTCGGCTGGACGGCGAGCATCGGCCCCGGCGCCTGATGGATCACGAAGCCGATCCAGTTGTTGCCGGCTTCGGTCGCGCCGACCTGCGCGGCCTTCATGAACACGATCCGCTGCGTGGGATCGCCGGGCGAAAGCCGGTCCATGATCTCGCGCATGTAGGGCGTGCGCGCGGTCCGGTACTGTCCCGGCTCGGCCGAGGCC